CCTTAACTATTTTAGAAAACGATTCTTCCCATTTTTTAACAATGTCAGGTTGAACGCTGCGCAGGGTTGGATAGATAAACCAGCCGCGTGAACCGCGACCTTCTCGACCTGACCACACTGGGAATTGCTTTAAACGGTTTGAACCAAATTCAGCACCGCCCCACAATTGTTGCGTTGTCCCGCCACCGCTAAGTTTTTGACCTGCAAAACCAAACGAAATTTCACCAATTTTTGAAGATTTTGAAACCTTTGCGCCTTCAGCAACGCGGTTGTCTAAACGATTATTTGTACGACCAGCTGCGTCAATAATTTTGCCGCGAACCCAAGTTGCCAGTTCGCTGGTTGCCTCTTTGGCTTGCGCCAACGCTTGGTCGTCCATTGCTTTGAAAGAACGAACAATGGCGCGCAATTCATTCTTGTCGTAACTGATTGCATCAGTCGCCATTTGCTTGCCTTTCCAAAATTTCAATGACCGTCAATATGTCTTCGGCACTTTCAAATTCATTTGGTGATAGCCCCGTTGCCAGGGCTATCTCCCAAACTATTCTGCTGAGGCTTCCGACGGCGTGGCTTTTGGGTTTGCCTCACCCACGATCACTTCGGAGATAGTTTCCGTCCATGCTTCGATTGGCTTAACTGGCTTGCCAGCTGCTTCGCGCTTCATGGCGTGATAAGCAAGAAATACCAAATCGGATATACCGATTTTCTCTTGCGCCTGAGCAATGGTGTGACCCGTTTGCTTCTCCCACTTTACCCATTCAGGCGGTGCTGCCGTGTAGGTAATTTGGTCGCCGTTGTTATATTCAATTGTTATTGGTAACTTCATTTTGTCTCCCGATTAGTAGTTTTTAACTGAATGTTTCGGTTGGTGTTCCAACCACAACAAATGATAGGTCAACGGTCTGCGCGTCAGGTGCTGCCCCGCCGACTGCTGGGAATACTGGCATTACGTTGAACGCAAATACTGCGCCTGTTACGGCAGTCAGTGAAACTGCCAAAACTGTGTTTGGTGCAGTCTCGCATGCAGTCCACAATGCTTCGCAAAGTGAACCACTTGCGCCCCAGTCAGCAAGCATTGAAACGTCAAACGTCCACTGATCGTCAATGTGCTTATAAGCCTTGCCGTCGAGTGTTTGGTACGTCTCCACTGTTGGTGAATTCGCAAGTGTCGCACTGGTCGCTTGTGCGTCATAATTAACGGTTGCAATGGTCACGACTAAATCGCGACCAGTTATGATTGTCGTTGGCATTTTGTCCCCTATGTTGTTTGTGTGTAGTACGTCGAAACGTTTATGTCAGCAACTAGCATTGGGCTTTGGCCTACTTCCAACACCGTCGGCTTTTCAACAACGCCAACAACGTATCCTGCGGGCATTGCCGCAAGAATTCCGATTATGAGTTTTTCCAGGTTGTCCAGCGAACCTGCGTTGCTATTTGAAGCAACTATTGCAGTGATTGCAAAGTTAATTTTGACCTTAGTTGACGCCTTGCCGATCAACACAACTTCCATGTATGGCGAATCGGGCACAATGACGATTGCTGGTGGAATTGGTGATTCAGGCACTGACGAATAGCAGGTTGCTGAAAGTGATGAAAACGCAGTGGCTAAGGTTGCGCGAGTATCTGCGACGGCATTGGCTGGCATTACTGAACAACCGTTTCAACGTCTAAAAATGGCATAAGCAATGTGGACACGCGATTGGTCAGGCTGCGTCCCATTCGATAAGGCGTACTGGCAAAATCCACGCCCTCAATTTGTCCACCTGCGGCAACGCGTGATTGAAAGACTTCAACGCTGACCGCAAGCACGGCTGATTCGATTGGCGCGCTTGTGGCGTAAATATCAGCTGCGGAATAGCCCGAAAGTGTGGCAGTGCCTGTTGGAATAATGTCGCGCAATGTGACGTCGCTTGAAGTCAATGCTGCGGTGAAATAATAAAGTTCTGATTTAACCACTGTGTGAGTGGCAGTGAACGGTGCTGGCAAACCAGTCACAATGACCGATTGACCCGCCACAAAATGATGTTGGCGTTGTGTGTAAAAATAAGCCACGTTTGAATCTAATTTGTAAGCGTTGATTGCTGAAGTGTTTGCAACAAGCATTGGCAAAATCACGGCCTCAGCCGTGTTAATTATTTCGTCCAAATAACTGTCACTGTATAAAGAAACGGACACGCCAAGCACCGTGCGCAATTGGCTTGCAGTAACAATGACTGGCATGTCCGTTTCCTTTCGACTGCTGCGGCGAGATCGGGAGAACCCGCCGCATGATTAGTTAGTTGTTATCAGGTCTTGTTGATACCAAACGCACCAGCACCGATTTTCGTTGCAATTGCGCCGTATCCATAAACTGAAACTGAAACCTGACCTGAAGCAATAACGTCAGCACGTAAACGATATGTTGGTGATTCGTACCAAGTGTATGCGCTTGGGTTGATAATCAGCATTGAATCGTCTTTGTCTGTGTCATTTGCTGAAGGAACGTTTGCAGTGACATATAGGTCAAGGCCTGCAACGTTTCCGCGAATTGAATCAGGACGAACCGCACCACCAGCATTTGAAGGTTGTGCAGCCATGTAAATTGGACGACCTGAATCGTTCAATGTCATGAGGTTTGCCCACTGTGAAGTATTCGCAAGAATGTTGCGAGCAAATCCCTGTGTGTTTGAATAAACTGAAGCAGCACCGCGTGAAACGAATCCAAGCAATTCTGAAGCAGTTGGGTATGTTGTAAGTGTCGTTGCGTCTGCGGTTGCACCTGAAGCAAGTGCAGTGTAAACGGCTAGGTCTGTTGCCTTTGCATAAGCAGCTGACATATTTGTCAACAACTCATTGAAAAATAGCGGTGAAGTACGATCAAGCAATTCAACTGAGAATGTCTGTTGTCCTGCGTACTTTTTGACTGTTACTGACAAGAAACTTGAAGCCTGGTCTGTCTCTGAAGGTGTGCCTGCTTCGGCAGTTTCTGCAACTGTTGGCATTGTTGTGATTTTTGGAATTTCAAATGACATTCCAGCGTCAGGCAATACGCCGCGAGAAATCGCGTCAACTGCTGAACGTGTTGTGTTTGCAAGTCCGTTGATGACTTCAGTTAACTGACGTGTTGGAACAAGTCCAGCGTTGTCTGTTGTGTCGTCAGCAGCTGCAACGTATTGACGAGCATTTTCGTCACCCATTGAAGCGCGGATTGTGTTTTCTAGGTACTTTGCAGCAGTGAACTCTAAGCGTGGCTTAGTTGTCCAACCACCGACCGCAGCATTTACGTTTGCGGTTACTGACTGGGCGGCTTCAACCGTTTCGGCGGTTGCAGCGTCTTTGACGGTGTCTTCCACTTCGTCTTCTCCTTCTGTTGGTTGTGTTGCTTCAGGTTCAATTGTTGAATCTGAAATTTGTTCTTCGCCCTCTGTGGCGGCAACTTCGGCAACGCGTGCTGATCTAATTGCAGGTTCTGATGTCAAGGCAACGCCAGTCATTTCACCCTTTAAAATGCGCACTGTTCCGTCTTTAAGTGTTTCGTATTCGTCAAAATAAACTTCAACACTAAAACCGTCACGCAAACCTTCTTGGGCTTCAACTAGTGCGTCAGTGCCCGCAGTTGTGTTTGCAATTTTGAAAGTGGCGTCAATGCCTTTGTCATTTGCTTCAATTGAAAGTGTTTTGCCAATTCGGCGTGTGCGATCGTGTTCAAGGTTAAGCAAAACGGCAGTTGGTTGAATTGAACCAGCAGCAAATTGCACCTTGCCAATTGAGGCGTTACCAGTCTCCTCAAACGTCACAATGCGTCCCGTGATTGTGCGACTGTTTGAATCAGCAGCCGTGATTGCAATTGGTGTGATTACTTTTTTCATAGCAGCATGTCTTCTTCCTCGCGTATTTCTTCGACCGACATTGCGCCGATACGATTTAAGATTTCATAGACTTGCGCGCGCTCATAAGGATTGCCGCGCAAGAAATCGTCAAGGTCAAACAACACGCGATTGCCTGCTGGGGTGAAATCCGCAAAAGATAACCTTTGTTCAATAATTGACATGTAATTTCTAAAAGCAAAGTCCACCAAATCGCGCCTTTTGTCTAAGGCGTTTGAGTACGTGAAACTGGATTGCTGGGAATCAGTAAAATATGCTGGCAAACCGCAAGCGCGGCTTAATTCAAGTGCAACGTAATTTCTTGCTTCATTTAGCTGCAAATTTTTTGGGTCATATCCGATTGTTTCAAGCGTAACGTCAGCGTTAAGAAATGCGGTTGATTTGTTGCTTCGGGCAGTACGCCACGACGATAAAAGTTTTGCAACACGATCTGCTGGCAATGATGTGCCGTTTGATTTTAAAACCATTTGTGGAATTGGTTCATTGGCAAAATTCATTGAAGCCTTTTCAAGCGCAGCAGCAGCCTTGATTGTGCGACCTGCGCGAGCAAGCAAACCTTCTTGCGTATTTGGGAAGACAACCAAATTTGTTGGGTCAATTGGTGTGCCGTCAATTTCGTAGGAATCTATCTCTGTTCCATTAGCGTTTGTTGTAATTGAAACGCGCTCAGGTGCGACACGCTCCATTGCCCGAATTTTGCCCGTGTCGGCATATCGTTCAAGCACATAACCATATGCAGAATTGTGAAAAAATAAATCAGAAATTATCCACGCCCAAAATGTTGAACCTGGGATACGTGGGTCAGGTTGGTTGATAACGCGCGGTT